GGTGTCATAATACCTTTAAGAATTAACTGCTTTTCAAGAATTTGTGTGAATATAGATGAGAAACGATTTCTTAAGCGTTGAATAAATTTACCAAACTTAAGTTCATCTCTCGTGATTTCAGAAGATCGACCAAACGAGGCCATTGTTTCTGGTTCTAAACGCGATAAAGGAACCTTAAGTGATTTGTATAATTTACGTTGGAAGTACTGTAGATTTTCGTCGCCTGTTAAACCAGCAGCATTACCACCAGCTAACGTATCAACTTCAGTAGTTCTTTCACCGCCACGGCGAGGGAACCACAAATCTTCAGTCATAGTCATCATTTTACGAGCATCTGATATTTCGCCAGTAGCTGAATTATATTGAAGCTTGTTCTTATGACGAACCATCATATCTCTTAGATATTGTTCAGCTTTCGATTTAGGCAAGTTACCAACATCAATGTAGAACACTCTTCTTTCAGGAGCTCGTGTAAGAGTATAAATGACTGTAGCATCTTCTAGCATCCTTAACTGGTTGATTGGTTTAACTGCAGCGTTAAGATGTGAAAGTACAAGAGCATTATTTTCGGTCATTACACCAGAAGTTACTCGAGCAACAGAATCTTTTGCAATTTTAAATCCTTGTGAACCGGTTGATCCACTAGACTTATCACTACCAAAACCATTCTCTGAATACATATAATACTCAGATCTAATTTTCTTAACAGGAATACCAGAGTGAGGATCCAAGCCTTTCTTATCCATTTCGCGAATAAGTTTAAGCTTGCGTGGATCTACATAACGTACTTCTTGGAGGCCTGCTTTAATATCTTCATTATCAATAATGCAATGGTAATTAATTCTACCATCAACATAAAATTTACTAAACATGTCGTAAGCGTTATTTGTAAAATCTAAAAGAGTCAGAACTTCTTCGAACTCTTGCACAAGTTTATCTTTGACTTTGTCTGGCAATTCGACTTTATCTAATATAAGCTCAACAACATTATCGTCAGAATCGACGGCAATTGCCTCGTTTACGATTTCATCTACAGCCTGAGTAATCTCAGGATTCATCGCTAGACCGCGATATTTTGTTACAAGTTCTGATTCGGTTCTTGCACTACCTTCTAAATCTAGAATAGTACTGTAGAACCCACCCATCGCTCCGCCGCCAACAGTGATAGCACCGTCGTCGTTTTGCGGTTCGGCAAAAGAGACCGGCTCATTGCCGATCTCCATGTCTTCTCTTTTTATTTCAAATCCAAATAACTTCACTTTTAATTCCTCATTCTATAAATTATGTAGTTGGAATGCCGGTATTTCCTTCAACTCGCCATAGATCATACTGGAATGTAACGCCAAATTCTTCGATCGAATCTGTTTGGCTCCAATCCAGCTGGATACCATCTACTGAAATCGGGAACATACCTTCAAAAACATATGTGCGTAATGGCGAACCATCTTTGCTGTATTGAGTAACCTGACCAGTAGACTTATACTGCTGTGGCAACCCTCTTGAGTTAGAATCGTGTGAGTTAATGAAGTTCATCCACTCTTCCATAGAGTTACGGATAGCGAAGTCTTCATCGTTAATAACGGTTACTGTCCAGTCTGCGAATGTACGATCACCTGCATATTTAACCTGACGGCCAAAATATGGGACGGTATATTGTCCCACAGTTGACTCAGGAATTCCTGCGGACCTAATCATAAATGGTACTTTGATATCGGCCGCAGAATTAATAGGGTTAGTAATCTGACATTGGAAGAGCGTAGGACGAGCACCGCCACCCACGAGTTCTGATTTGAACTGGTTGATGTTAAATGCCATGTGTCTTTCTCCTTAATTTAGTTATATTTATTACGTTAACTGACCAACAATTTCATCAAACTCTACACCGGTTCTAGTTGCTACGAAGGTTAATTCGATAGTGTTAATAGAACGAGCTGGCTTAATGAATATGCTTGCACGGAATTTGTTTTGATCAATTACTTCAGCGGTATTAACTGTAGAATCAGAAATAACTCTATAATCAATAATACCACGACGTCCTTGGATATCGCGAAGGAATGGATCTACAATGTTCTTAAACTGAGTTTGTGTAAAATCATCGTTAAACTCGAATAAGAAACTTTCAGCTGCAGTAGCAATTGATTTTTCAACCGCAATAAACAACCTGCGGACGTTAAGGCGGTCAAACGCACTATCAGTACCTAGACCAGTCTTGTCGCCAAATAACACAATACCACGACCAGTTTGAGACATAACAGGATTAATATCTGATGTGTACAATTGATCGCGCTGTGGTTTACTTGGATTAAATGCCAGTTTAATAACATTCTTAATGATGCCTTTTCTATAGCCTGCTGGAGATTCCCAAGCATCAACTCTAGAAGAAAGACCTGCCATGTCACCATTTAACGGAGTCCAACGATACTTATCATTAAACTTGTCGTAACGATATTTATAACCACTATCCATGAACCAATAAGAAGAGTTTTGAATCTTGTTACGGTAATCAATAGCGTTTGTAAGCTTGGTGTTAGTTTTAACTTCATCGACTACAGCTTCTTTAGATGGTGATAGGAATGCAACACAATCTTTTCTGTAATCTGTAACATTTGATACGACGTAGTTTGCACGTACACCAGCATCATCTGCTTTACCACCAAGTACAAAGGCGATATCGATTTCGTTAGAATTCTTTAACTCGTCCCAAGCAAAAGCAAGAGAGGATAAAGTTGCGTCTGTTTCAGTAGAAGCGTCAGTACCGCCTGCCATTGTTTCATATTGGTTTACGGTTTGAGTACCTGTACCAACAACTGCGGTATTCGCAATCTTAACCCATGAAGACATGTTAGCAATTACTGTTTCGTAGTAATTAGTAGCACCTTGTGCATTTTGAGCACCTGAGGTAGTTGATATATTATCAAACGCTTCCATAATACTGTTTGGAGTGCCGGTAATACCACCATCTTTATCGATAACAGCGATATGAATGTGATCAGCTGAAGGAGCTTTGCCAAACGTTGAGTTATATTGCCATTTCTTAACAATAGATAAGCTAGTTAACCCTGTTTCTGCCAAAGTATATCTAGTAGTGAATCCGATTGCTTGAGTAGAACCAATAGCTACTGTTACTGCGGTGTTACCTGTACCGAATGTTTGTTCGATATCAGTAACCGACTGACTAGATACTACGAGTTCTTGATAGCCAACACTTGGATTACCAACAACTAACACGTCACCAACATCAATTGTTGGAATAGCAAATGTGTTCGCAACTTCAAAAGATACTGCATTACTGTTGAATGCAAAAGTTTGAGTAACTGCGTTATTAGAAACTGCGTTTTGATCAATATCACCGACTTTAGCAACTTTTTCTTCGTATGCTGTTGCTGTGGCCCAAGAAACTTCAATAGAGTTACCTAGTGCACCTGGGTACTTAGCGGCGAATGCACCGTATGTACTTTCAGCTGGAACGACGACGTTATTAGCGTCTAGCACAACTGTTGTACTATCTGCAACTACAGATGAATCATCTGCACGTACAACGTATAATGCATTAGCATATGATAGATAATCTGAAGCTACAAAAAATGTTTCGTAGTTGTCGTCTGTTGGTTTACCAAAGCGGTCGACTAAGTCAAGTTCTGATGTGATTAAAATGGGATCATTGACTGGTCCCCACTTAAAAATGCCAGCCATTGCTGCAGGGGCAGTAGCTACACCCGGCACCGTTTGACTCGCATCCACTTCACGAACAATGACGGAAGGACTTACGGAAAAAGCCATGTTTTTCTCCTTTAATTATGTTAGAAACGCGTTAAATTCTGTGTCTGTTTCTATTTATAATATGATTTGATTTACTTTAAATGAGCTCATAACCGTAGTCCGTCGTCATCGAAAAACTCGTCTCCAACGTCAAAGAAACCCAGTGGTAACATTTCTTCCTCAATTTGCTCGTCTGTTTTTTCTCTGAGCTTTGTTAATGTATTTATATCCGTCATGTCTTTGAAGTATTGCTGCTCAGTCATCCAAGCAAACAATACCAAGTTCATTACCAGATCATCATGAAATCCAGGTTCTGCTTCAAAAGAATTCGCCTTTTTAGAGAACCTACTCAATTCTTCTATGGTATCATGATCGGTAATAAGCAATTGATTTTGTTCTATAAGCATTTTAAGCATCGAACAACCAACTGCCTTTACGGTTTTAGTAGTTCTGATGCCATTATCAACACCTTTACCAAAACCGCCACTAAGTACTTTTCCACTCCGCCCAGAGTTTTGAGTGTAAAGTAAGTTTTCATATCCAAGATCAAGTGAAAGAACATCTGATACTTGACCTCCGATATCGTTAATTTCTACTAATACGCCAGCTTCATTATAAATCATACCAGCTCTGAATAAAACTGATGCAAAATCAACCGGACCTATTAAATTATCTTTATAACTAGCAACTTGTCTGTACGGCATATCTGTAGTATCAAAGACAGTAAAAGTAGAAAAGTCTAATCCTTTACCTCTTGCCACGTCTGCAGTAATTATGTATTGCTTTGTCTTATCAGCTCTTTCGTATTGTGATAATCCTTCGACTACTGTTATAGGTTGTGCAGCGTACAATTCTTTTAGTTTACCACCGCTAATAAGAGTTCCAGAAGAACCTAGGAATTCACAGCAATATTCTTGGTTGAATTTGCCTTCATCGTGGTCAAGTGCTTCAATAGTTTCTTTGCGCCATTTCTCATCACGGCCAGGAACATCGTACCACATAACTTCTTCGTATTCGTAACCATTAGTACCATTTTTAGCACCTTGGCATGTTTTCCAAAAATGATTCAATCCGTTTGGAGTAGAAGTCATTAGAAGTTTTGTTGATTCACCAGACGAAATAGTAGGATAAACAGATGCGAAGAAATCGTCATAACCTTCAATGAATGCAACCTCGTCGAGGTACAAGAAGTTAACTGATTTACCACGAATAGCACTCGAAGATGTTGTACCAGCAAGTACTTGGCAACCATTTTCTAATGCAATGTTACCTTTGTTCCATTCTTCAACACCTTGCTGTAACCATTTTGGTAATGATTCAAAAGCAAGTTTAACTCGGGCCATAACTTCTCGTGCTGCATCACCTT